TCCAGAGCCGTTATCTCGTATTATCGTACCTCGTTCATCCTGGATGATCTCAAAGTCCTCTGTCTCGTCAAGCGAGTTCTGGATTATCTCTCTGATCGCCTCCCACTCGCTCCAATGCCCTCGATAGTTGAGAGAAATAGGGTAGAGGATTTCGTGCCATTCATTCATCATACTCACTCACCGGACCGTACCAATCCGGAAGTTCTGGAGGGAGAGCTTCAAGATATTCCTTCTCAGCTCTCCAATCTTTCTCATCTGGAAATAGAAGCTGGTTTCGATTTCTACACTTGTCGGGTAATATATTATCCGGACATGGAAGTCCGTCAATATCACAAGTCTTATCGTTGTGCTTATATGGACAACCCAACTCACTCACCTCCTACAAATTTCTTCCTAAATAGCTCGTAAGCGTTCTCACGGGTTCGCTTACGAGATCGAGATCTGGATTTTTCTTGTTCCTTGAATCGTTTGAGGATTGAAGGCCAGTACTCCCTCATGAAGCGCTCGTATGATATGATCTCGCCAGTAGGCCACAGCCTGAAGAAGAAGTTTGGAGTGGGCTTCGCTTCGGGGACTTTGTGAAGAGCCTGAGGTGATGGTTCGAGTCGAGAGCGCCTGTGTTCCTCAACCATTCGCTGATGCTCGAGGTATCGCTTTCTGCGACGCCTCAAGACCTTGACCTCAGTTGGAGTTAGCTGTCCCTTATAAGCGATGCCCATCCGCCTGAGGAATCGCTCATAAGACAGATTGGCTCGTTCCTGATGCCGGATATCGCGCTTTTCCTCGTCAGTCAGAAGTTCGTAAGGTAATTGGCGAATCACATTGATGTAATCGCCTGAGAACTCGCTTTTTGACTTACCAGAACTTTTCATCATTTTACTCAACTCTGTGAGCTTGAATGTTCATTCATCACATATAAGATTTTGTATACGAATTTGTATACATTTTACGAAATTCGTAAAAAATCTGAACATTTATTCAGAAAAACACATAAAAGAATGAATGAATATAACTGAGAAGCATAGTGGATGAGGAGGGAAAAGCGGATAACGCAGTATATACAAAATGTGGAAAATATATATTTGTATAAATCTGTATATATTTCTCGTGGAAAATTTATATTGTATATACTCGCGTCGCCTTATCTATATATGTTGGTACTCCAATACACCTAGTTTATAAGCGCTTATTTACATATGCATTTTACATGATAAGCTTACATGTGCATAATACATATGTATAATACATTTATAAATAATTGAATCAAGATGTTCAAGATGTTCAAGACAAGAAAAATCAGCTTACAAATATTCAGTTTATAAATGAGTTAAGATAAGCGAGGTTATGCACATATATAACACTGTGAAGTTACGAAATTCAGAAAAGAGATAAGAAGTTTTTACGAAATTCAGATATGAGATTTTTGAAAAATAGATATTGAGCTTTGCTGACCATGTTCAACTAATTCAACAATATTCAATATAACTGAGTTATTCAATGCATACAGTAAGTTATTGAATAGTTATTTACCAAATCAGTTAAGAAATTGAATGTTTGAAGCTTGAATGTTGATTTAGCATGATTATATAATATATAATATTAGATGAAGCTTGTCAAGCTTCGTGTACTGAGCTTTCGACAGGCTGAAGCGATTTGAAAGAAAGAAATTCAGTACACTAAAAGAATGAAGTGAAGTGATATGTCAAGTTTAGTAAACAGATATGTACAGAAAGCTCAGAGAAAAGCAAGCAAAGATAAAGAATGTTGGTTATGTCTTGGCAAGTACTCAAGTGAAGCACTTCAGATAATCACAAGAGAAATATCATCAAGTCCGACTGAACTAGCTCAGATTTGCTTGAACATACTTGTGAAACTTGCAACGAAGAAAGCACAATATAAAGACTTAGAGCCAAATAAAGTGTATACAATTGAAAGAGCAAAGAACTAAAGACATACACCAATTTCCTATATTTTTTTCTGTTTAGAATGTGAAAAATCAATAGGAGGTGAATTGAAGAATGAAAGAGAAATTACACACAAGAAGTTACGTAATTCGACTAAATGATTTTCAAGTATTGTTATTATTGAAACTAATAAATGAAGAAATAAAGAATTTAGATAACGCAACAATTGAAACACAAATTATATTGGAAAATTTAGGAGTCATGAAACAGCGAATAATAAAAGCAATAAAAAATCAATAGGAGGTAGATTGAATGAAAGATTTTCTGAAATTAGATACAGATAAGAAAACAATAATAAAAGGGTTATTAGAAGAATTAGAAAAACAGATTTATAATGTCCAAGTTTGTGTGAAGACATTGAAACAAGTAATAGAAGAATTATAATTTCAATTATTTTTTTTGCTCATCCAAATACCAATTTTATACAAATTTCTGTATATGACATACAAAAAATTGGAGGAATAAGTAACAGTTCCCTTCTCTCACAATTCTCAACTTTCATCGGCGATATACCATACTTGCTTATCTATCTTGGAGGACTTGACTGGGCAAAGGCTCCAGTGATCCACACGTATAATGAGGTAGCGATGGCTCCACACTATGTAGTCTCTTGTATAAGTAATTATCCGATACAGAGGCCAATTAGGATGTAAAATTGGTCAGTATAAGGGTCAAGAAAGGATCGCTACTGCGAGCTCATGTGGAAAATATGTCGCCTCTATCTCGGCAATCCTCTGCTTGAACAGGTTTATCCTCGTCTGATACTGCGTTGGGATGTAAGTGCCTAGGTCTCCTCCTGCGAACTCAGTCAGTCCTTCTCCACTGCTCGTACCCATCTTTGCCTGCAGAACCTTTATCGCAACCTTCAGTGTGCACCATTCCTGCAGTATCTTATCGTCTATATTATATCCATAAGTGTAAGTCATCTTCAAACGCTTAGGACCCGGAAGTGGGAAGTTATCGTAGATCCACAGCGCGTATCCATAAGTCTTACTCCCGGACGTAGACTGCAAGAGGATAAAATCTGAACCATCTCCTGGTCCCTCAGTCAGCTCTTCCCAATCAGGTGTCTCACTTGGGTCTTCATCGTTCTTATAAAGCGAGGTGATAGAAATTATTGGTCCTTTGATGTTGACTAGGGGTACTAATCTGCCTGCACCCATACTCGTCAGGATGTATAATTGTCCAGTCTTCACTCTATAAGTCGCTGAATAGTATCCTTCTATCTCTTCAGTATTCGGAACGTCTATATACACATCAGTCGCGGTATGAGATCCAAGCCTTCTCTCTTCAACTTCCTTCTCTATCTCCTCGATCCACGTGAGCACTTGACTAGAACTCGGAGATGTAGAATCCGTGATGTCTATCTGAGTTATAGCTTCTACGAGAGCTTCTGAGGTATATTGGGGAGTGTATGAAATCTCTTATCCCTCCTTCATATCACCTTGCTCACAGCTTCACTTATGATATACAAAACAAAGCTTATAAACGTAGATGAGATCAAGAACTTCCATTTTATATCCAGCTCTCGTTTCTCCTTCCTCTCATCCATCAACAGCCTCACAGAATGCGATAAGTCATTGATGCTTCGTGCATTCTTCTCAATCTCAGAAGTTATCCTGTCTAATAACTTCTGCTGATTCTCCTCAAACCGGTCGAACCTATCCGCTAAGTTCCCTATCCTCTCCTCGAGTACAGCAAGACATTCACGAGCAGTTAATCTGCCCATCACCTTCGCCCAGCATATAAGTACACATTGTAAGTACCATCAGTCCTCGATGTGATGTTCGCTCTGATCTTTGGATGCGCTTCATTCTTCGACAGATAGCTCGTCCCATTCGCAGTAACATTTATCGATCCTATGGTATACCAATTAGTACCATCAGGAGAACCTTCTAACGCTATCGTGGCGCCACTCGATACATTCGTAGCGATCACGATCATCGTGATCTTCGATCTTCCGTTAGTGTCTAAGACCGGAGAAGCTCCCGTACTCGTAGCATTCGTGAGGACTTTGACGGGTCCTAACTCCCTCATGATTCATCACTATTACTTTTAACCATAATTGATATAAAGCTTTCTACATCATATTAAATTATGAGCAAGCGTAAGTTCTTCCCCAAATTATCCGAATACGTTCCATTCAAAGATCCATTGCATGTGATATTCCCAACAGCTCCTAAATGCCCTAAGTGTGGAGACTTCTTAGAGCTCAGAAGTGTAAAGCCTCACTGGTTCCCTTATATCCACGTTGACGTAGCGCTCGAATGTGTTGTATGCATGGAGTACTATACGTTCGGAATACCGATGAACAGACACGCTGGATTGTCTCTGATCATCTGGGATTCAAATCCTCAAGAAGCTCTCAAACACTTCATGAGATTAGGCAAGAGATACTGTCCATACAAACATGGAGAGATGCTGCCCACTAAGATATTCGGAGACTGGATACCAGATACAGAGCAGGTAGAATATCAGTGGAAATGTCCCGTATGCTTCCTGACCAAACACGAGAGCTATAAGAGGACATTCCCTCACCTGAAGAGATCTCCATTCACAAAAGAAGAGGAGAAGGAGATAAGGAAGAAGTTAGAAGAGCTTGGCTACTTAGGCTGAGGAATTATTAACTTGCACTGGAATGGCACCTCAAATTCTACGGAATGCGCATAGATACCATGTCCTATCTTGTGATCCTCACCCATAGCTTCCCCATGATCAGCCAACACCAGGACATAAGTTGGATGCTCAAATCTCAGCTTCGATAGCACTTCATCACAGTATAGAATCATCTCCTTCTGCCTATCCCTGAGCAGCTCAAAGAACTCTGGTCTGTAAACATCCTTACCTTCATTATATGCCTTCGGACTCCCATACAAACCACTCTCCTCATACCTCTTGAGAGAGTAAGGCCAATGCGTCTCACCTGTCCACAGCACGAAGAATACAGGAGCCTTCTCAATCGATTTCTGATTCCATAGCTCGACTCCTTCCTTACACACATTATGATCTCTCATGAAGTGATACTCATCGAATGCCTTAATGGTTGAACGCACTGAAATCATTCCCTTCCACAGCATTGGCATTCCGGTAATTAATATCTTATACTCCTTCCGCTTCTGAATGAAATTAACCTCTCCGTACGGAACATAAGGAAAGTTCTTAGGAAGAGGACGAGGAAAGTATCCATGCCCGAATATCTCTACGAATGAAGGAGCTGTTAGATTCGCATTAGTATATGCTCTAGTAACTTCGCCCAATCGCTTGAAGAACTTTGTCTCAGGCAGCACTTCGCAGAAGAGATCATATCTACAAGAATCCAGCACGATGATGAGATGGTTTACCAGAGACGAATGCCTCGTCCCTTCTCCCATCTCCATCCCTTCATCAACAGCTCCTTATCAGTGAAGAAGCCATGACCTTCTTTCCATTCAGTAGCGTTCTCCATCATCCACTCGGCTCTCAGCTTCGCACACCTCTTAGGATGATGAAACTCCCTAGCCCACTTCTCATGCTCGGATGCCAGCTCATAATAATCTCCTTCCCTCATTATCTTACTGATAGACTTTCTAAGATCAGATAGGAGATTCCTAGAAGTTACCTGTATGAATGGAGGAGGTACCTCTATCTTCACGGGCAATAGCTTATTCACAATCACAGGCTGTCCCATCCATGCACTCTCAACTGCACAATTTCCATACCACTCTATATCCTCAGTTATCTGATCAAACAGCACGTGATGATTCATAGCCCTATACTCAATGCACTTATACCACGGCATGAAAGCTATGGGATCAAATGTTATAGAGAGTTCCTTAGCAAGTTCTCCTAATGCCTTAATGAACATAAATGTACCCTTCCTTCTAGGATTCGTAGGAGAATGACCTATGACGAGAGGATTTGAGTATGGCTTCATTAAGCGCGCATTCAAAAATTCCTCATCTACGACAGTATTCGGTATCCAAATTCTCTTCCTCACTGATAAGATCGCATTCAGAAGATCAGGAGTCGATACGATTATAGCATCATCGTTCTCTCCGAAGAAGTTATTCGCAAGCTGTGAATTATCTCTCAGCTGGTCTCCATTCTGTATGTAGACGCATCTCTTTCCTTTATAGTAATCCTCAAATAATATATCCCATCCATAGTATCTGTCATATACATCGAAGACCAATACCTCAGAATCCTTGACAAGCTCAATTATATCATCTCTGGAATAGAATCTCCCATCCAGCAACGAATAGTAACCATATTGAGCGCATAAGTCATAGGGATACTCTATGTAGTTCGAGCTCATCTTCAAGAACCTCGCGGTATATTTCGTGTACTTATTTATTGCCTTAGTGAAGGCTATACACTGACCACCCGTATCAGCATTACTCAGAAATAAGAAATCAGGCATATTTCATCGTTTATATAACAAACTTCAACTTATTTAAAGATTGTTATATAAAAAAAATAGGGAGATTAGAGGGTTCTGATGGATAGCTATGTCCCAGCCTAGTAGCCCACGGCAATGAATGGAAAGCTCTGAGATGACAGATTCGTTCCAGAGCTAACTTCCTCAAGCTGGATTACTCCAGATGAGGTGCTGTCAGCGCGGTGACCCAGTATCTTCACCTTCGAGTTGGAGTGATCTACCTCACAGACGTATCCACTTGAAGGGAAGACATAGAGCCGAGTCACGACGGAGAGGGCGAAGTCACCTGCAGTGTAGCTTTCACCACCCGTAGCGTAACTGCTGCTGGGACTCAGCACTCCATAGACGATTATCCGATCACCGAAGTATGTGAGGTGATCCCTCGTCACAGTTACGCTACCCATCCTTCACCCTCCTATGTAGATTTTAGATATTTCACCGCGCCATTAGCTCTGAAGTTGGTGCAGATCAACTGTGCGCCGTACAATAGCATGTGCCTTGTCTTCAGCATGTCTCCAGTCAGCATGGCGTGAGGCGGAGTCTCAAGGTATGTCACGGGCACGGCAGTCCTGATCTCTATCGTATCCAGGTCTATGATGTAGATGTTGCCTATATCCGCATCAGTGATCGTCGCAGATCTGTTCGCAGAGGTCTCGTTAGCAACATGCCTCGATGTGAAGAACGGAATTTCCACACCAGAAGCCACATAGGCTCCTACGGTGAAGCCTGCCTTAGCTCCCTTCCTCGTAGAAACTCCGTTTATCGTCACCTGCACATCCACAGGCACGTTCAGGAACCTCTGCTTGGGATCGATGAGCTTCTGCATCTCGTTCAGCGTCTTAGGACCGGTTATCCCTATGAACCTCTTGTTTTTGCTGTGGGGCATGATAGCCGCGACTACATCATCTATGTAGTCAAGCTTCAATACTCTAGCAGCACTGGATGAGGGCAGGGATAAACCAGATCCAGCACCACAGCCGAACACATCGTTCGTGTCAGCAGATCTATCAATCAATGCAGAGCTCTTGCCCCAGTAGATATCCGGGTCAGCTGCGTTGGATACGTAAGTCGTATCCGCCTCTGCACTCGCAGAGCAAATCCTGTCTATCGACTCAATGAACAGAGCGCTTGATCCATCGTTGTTCACAGTATCAATTGTCTGACAGAGCTTCGCATCTATCTGGTGCGGGAAGAGCTCAGCATGGTACTGCTTGATCCATTGAGGGTCAAGCTTCGGTTCAGATTGCCATGTGCTCCTGGTCCTTGAGGGCAGAGTAGTCTCCCATGGGTCAACCATGTAGGCTGGCTCAAATTCCTCAAGGGTTGCAACAGTGGGAGCTGATTCTGCTGAGCCAGAAGAGAACGGAGTTGAAGATCCGCTCACTCCCTGAAGTCCTGCAAGGTCGCTCGATACGTACTTGATTGAGTCTCCTTCTGCTAGGAAGGTTGTCTTCCTCAGCAGCTTCCAGACTTCTGTGGATCTCTCAACCCACATCTGCACTGTCGCTGAGAACTTGGGCTCGAAGTAGTAGTTGTACGGGGATGCTGGCGCATCCCATGGACCGATAGCTTTCTTTATCGCATCTGATACTGCAGATGCTCCTCCTACGCTATCAAGTCCGAAGAGGGTCGCTACCATTCCGCCCTTGTTGTACCACCAGTCTAAGTATTCTTTCCCGTATGGTAACCTAGGTATCATCTCTCATATCACTCTCCTACGAGGTACATTAATTCCTTGAAGTCCATTGCTTCGTCAGCCTTCTTCCTTATTTCGTCAAGGTTAACTTCCTCGAACTTGTTGGATTTTGGCTGAACGCTCTTCTTGATGACTTCCTCTGCGTTCTCAAGACCGAGCTCCTTAATTATCTCAGCCTTGAGCTTGTTGAATTCCTCGAGTGCCTTCTTGTATTCATCCTCGCTCTCAAAGTCTTCCTTCTTCGGATACTTGTAGTAGTAGTAATATTCCTCTGGTTTCTTCTTTTTCTTCTTCTTTGCTTTCTCTGTTTCATCTTCCTCTTCCTCGTCTTCCTCTTCAGGTTCAGCTTTGTTTTTCTTCTTCCATTCGAGAGCACATTCTTTCATACTCTTCCCTGATTTCATGCAGTTCTTCATGAAGCTCCTGTAAGACTCCTTGTCCACGACATCAAGGATCTCCGCGAAGTCGTCTATCTCCTTCTCAAGCTTTTTCTCTTCCTCGGCGCGCACTATTACGTCGTTAAGCTTACTGGTCAATTTCTTGACTTCTTCGATGAGCGCTGTAACTTCTGCTTTCTCGATTATTTCTCCTTCTTCCTCCATTTTCGATCGGTTTTCTTTTAATATGGACGCATTAATAAATGTTTCACCAAGGTTATCGTCCCAATCCTCATCGGCGTTATGCTCCTTTTCCAGTATGAATGCTTTAGCCTTGGGATTCTTACCCTGTTCACAAGACGTAACCTCATACAGTTCAAGCTTCACTATCTCAGTCCAGCACTTATCTCCATCACACTTGACTTCCCGACCACCCGGTAACACTCTACCTCCTATGCTAAACGACATCAATTCCCCTTTCTTCATCTTCTCAATGACTTCCCTACCAGTGATCGTATCATCGAAGACCTCTGCAACGATGAACAAGCCCTTATCATCCACTCCAGACTTCCATACCTTACCGTTCTTATCAACATACTTGGGCAATATCTCTCCTATCTGTATGTTCTGATGATGAAGCATGAGGTTGCGTCTGGACTTCCTCTTCATCATCTTCTCGAATGCTTCTTTAAGAGCCTCTGGAGTTATCCTCTCGTTGTCCTTGTCTACCACATCCACGGATGCATAGCCAGCTATAATGAACCTGGATTTCTCAGACTTGAGGATGAAACAGGGCGCTGAGTAGTAGACAGCTTCCTTGAACGCATACTCAGATGCTTCTTCAACAGGCACTAAGATGTATTCGCTCATATCAGCCCCTCACCTGCACTCCCTGCCACTCAATATATGGTTTAAAGTCAAACTCTCTTTTAATTCTTTCCATGCTCCACACCTTCTTATCGAACTTAAGTGACTGTATCTTGGCTCCGTGTATTGTACCTGGTCTCGGGTAAAGACAGATATTAGCTTCGACTCCTTCAGGCAATTTGGGTATCTTATACCTCCTGGCTTTCTCTTCCCCTTCACACCTTGTAAAATCTCTTATATCGTGCAGATGAACTCTGATGAACGTAGCCTTATCCTCATACTTCAACTCTTTCTTCATTCCCGGTAATGCTGATCTTATGAACCTCCATGTCTTACCATCAGACTTTAACACATAATAACCCTTTAGAGAATCACCATGGAATATGAAGCTTCTGAACAGCTGAGACCTCTCTATGAAGTCCACCTTGCCCTTATCTAATATATGAACATCAGTCCATACTCCTCCAACTTTTCTCTTCCCCTCAGCTTCCATCCACGTCTTATCATAGCACTTCTTCAGCGTAACGACTTCAAACTCATCTATCTCATATTTCCTTGGATCTTTCTTCAATGACCACTCGATCAAGTAGTCTTCTCCTTCATCTATCCTGATGTCGTAATGCGAACCTCCTTTCCATATATGCTTCTGCAGTACAAAGCTACCAGAAGCTTTCTTAATATTGGACTTACTGAATGAGTAGAGATCGGATCCTCGTTCTTCCTGTTCCAGCTTCCAGAACTTACCCAGCTTGCCTGAGAACGAGAGAATCAACACTTCCTTGCCATTCACTCTCTTAGCGTCAACATATACAGAGCCCTTATCAAGTATCTTAACGTCTGCATTGAGCCTCTTACGAGGGTTGAACAACTCACCTGGTTTAAGCTTTCCCTCATACTCAAACCACTTCTTAGGTGCCTGACCTATATATCCCGCAGCTGTAGGATGCACATATAGAGGATTATACCACAGCTCCCAAGTCCTTATCTTATTTCCCTGCTTGATATTCAAGAACCAATGCATCACTGGCACGTCTCTGATAACCTTCTGTCCCTTCCAGCTCATCTGCTGCAGAGTGTACTCAGCTTCAGCTTTTAGTAGTTCCTTTGTTTCACCCCATCTCTCTTTTACCCACTTAAGCCACTCTTCAAATTTCTGCTTATTTTTCTCTATCCACCACTTAGGTATTGGTATGAAGCCCTTAGGAGGTACCCATCCAGTTTTCTTACCTCTCTTAACAGCGTATGGATCTTGATCCTTGCTTAGGCTTCTTCGTCTCTGGATCTATGACAGCTTGCTTAACAGCCCTCATATTCACCCGTATCTTCTCAAACGTCAGCTTATGCTTCTTCTTTGCAATTGAGTCAAGGAAATACTCATGATACCAAGGCTTCTGAGCACCGAATGTAACATAACCTTTATCAACTATCAAGAATCTTCCTGGTTCAAATCTCGTAGCTCCTACAGTACCTGGTTTTACCTCAAAAGTCTCACCAGTATCCATCTTCACAATAAGCTTGTCTAAGTCTTCTATCACTTCGTAAGATGTGCCTATATCAAGCTTCCACAACTGATCGAAATGGATAATAGAACATTCTCCCCATTCCTCTTTCCAGAACAGCCATACCTTAGGCTGTCTAGCCTTAGTCTCGCATCTACACTTCTTGTTATCCATGCCTGGAACAGGTCTAAACGTCCAATCGAGCTTCTCAATAAGCGAA